CCTGTCCATTCCCTCCGGCATCCCCTCGATATATTCCTCCACCTGGCGCATCTCCTGCGTGATCTCGCTCCGCCGCTTCTCCTTCAAGTCTATCTTCTCCCGGATCCGGGAGGCCTCCCTCGGCTCCGGCATCTCGACAGGTACATGCTCCTCTATGTAAGGATAGTCGTCGCTGGACTTCGTCACCTTGCCCGGAACGATCGCGACATCGTCAAGCTGCGCCTCCAGCCTTTTCAGCGCGGCATCTATAAGCGCGATCTCGCGCCTGTTCCTCTGGTATCGGCCAAAGGCATCTTTCAACGGCATAATCCCATCTCCTTGTAGACCTTCTCGCGCA